GAACTCGCATTTGTGAAAGCAGGGATAGACCCAGCCTCACCAATGTCAAAGTACTTTGTTAAAGCATACGACGGAGAACTTTCACCAGAAGCCATCAGGGAAGCCGCTGTAGAGGCGCAATTGATTAGTCCCCCAGATTCCAAACCGTCAGCAGATGAAGCGAACGCTTGGTCCCGAACCGCGAAAATCGGTGCAGGAAGCCAAACAGCGCAACCACCAGTTGACTGGAGCCGAAGGTTAAACGAAGCAAGGTCGCCCCAAGAAGTAGATGCAATCCTGTCAGAAGCACGAATAGCATTACAAAATTCGTAACAACTTCTACTTAAAGGAAAAATAATCATGGCAGGCGAAACCCAACTCTCGTCTCTGTCCGTAGACCAGGTAGCATTTGACCGTCTCGCATATTTTGCGTTGCGTTCAGAACTCTTGTTCGACCAGGCAGCAGACGTACAACCAGTACAGCAGGCAATGCCAGGTACGGGTGTCACATTCACCATTTTCAGCGACATTGCAGCAGCAACGTCAACGCTGAACGAGGTAACTGACGTCACCCCAACCGCATTGTCCGACAGCCAAGTAACCGTAACTCTTAACGAATACGGTAACGCAGTTGTCACCACAGCCAAGTTGCGCGGAACAGCGTTCTTGGATGTTGACTCAGCAGCAGCAAACATCATCGGATACAACGCAGGCGATTCAATCGACCAGGTTGTCCGTGAAGTTCTTGCTGGCGGAACCAACGTCATTTACGCAACAGGTGGTTCGACCACACCAACGAGCCGTGAGTCAATCTCAACAGATGACATTCTGCACGCTGACGATGTTCGTAGGACTGTCGCACAGTTGCGTGGAGCAAACGTAGCAACCTTCAACGGTTCTTACATCGGCTTCATCCACCCAGACGTGTCGTATGACTTCCGTTCCAACACCGACGTATCAGCATGGCGTACCCCTGCTAACTACGTAAACCCAGAAGGTATCTACAATGGCGAAATCGGCTTGTTTGAGTCGGTTCGTTTCATTGAGACTCCACGTGCCAAGGTGTTCACGAACGCATCGAACGGTACCAGTTCAACTGGAACCATTGATGCGTATTGCACGCACATCATGGGTCGTCAGGCTCTTGCCAAGGCGTTCTCGGCACAAGATGGCAACGGCGCAGTTCCAAAGATTGTTCGCGGCAACGTGACCGACCTTTTGATGCGTTTGCAGCCATTGGGTTGGTACTGGCTTGGCGGCTACGGTCGCTTCCGCGAGGCTTCGCTTCGTCGAATTGAGTCAGCATCTTCAATTGGAACAAACTCCTAATTAGTTAGATGAGGCTTCAGCCCCCTGCTTCGGCGGGGGGCTTTTGCTTTTGGTATAGTATTCACAGGTCGAAAGGTTTGTATGTCCATTTCTAACTATGCAGAACTAAAAATTCTTGAACACACCACGGGTAAGACTGCGTGGACCATGCCAACCAACGTGTACATCAAGTTGCATACGGCTGATGCTGGTGAGGCTGGCACTACTGCCGCTGCCACTGAAGCGACCCGCAAAGAGGCTGCGTGGGCTACAGCCGCTTCTGGTTCTATTGCTACGTCCGCTACTTTGGAGTGGACGAACGTTGCTGCTACAGAAAACTATACGCATTGGTCTATGTGGGATGCTTCCACTTCGGGTAACTGTTTGTGGACTGGCGCGTTGTCGTCTTCTGCTGCTGTGACTGCTGGCGACACTTTTCAAATCACTTCGCTCACCCTGTCCCTAGACTAAGCGGGTAGCCCCTAGTGGCAACAGGTTTCCCTACTTCTCTTGATGCGCTAACGAACCCGATTAGCACGGATGCGCTTACTAGTCCTTCTCATGCCGACCAACACGCTGATGCTAACGATGCGATTGAGGCGTTGCAGGCTAAAGTTGGTGTTAACGGGTCTGCGGTGACTTCATCGTTGGATTATAAGATTTCTCAATCGTTGTCGGCGGCTTCGTTGATGGCGATTGTTACTATGGATATTGGAGCGTAATATGGCTGTTGGTGACAGAAACGAATCTAGGTTGGGTGGACCAGTTCAGTTGGGTACGTCGACTACAACTATTTGTACGGCGGCTACTGGTTACGCTGAAATCATTAAGCAGGTTGTTATTTGTAACACGGACACGGTTGACCGTACTGTGACGTTGGCTGTTGGTTCGGCTGCTACTGCTGCTAATCGTTTGTTTTCTGCGTTGCCGATTGGTGCGAATGATGTGATGGTTTGGGATACGGCTTTGGTGTTGGCGGCTGGTGAAACGTTGCAGGGTTTGTCGGATACTGCAAGCAAGGTGACTGTTACGGTTGTGGGTTGGGAGAAGCAGACTGCGTAATGGGTTTTGATTCTGGGTATGGTATTGGCTCGTTGAAGCCTGGGGTGTGTACTAGTTCTACTCGCCCCGCGTCACCGTATACAGGGCAAATGATTTATGAGACTGATACAAACAAGTTGCGTTTGTGGAATGGCACTGCATGGTCAAGCGTGACTCATTCAACGACTTTTACAGTTGAGTATTTAGTCGTTGCAGGTGGCGGTGGTGGTGGCGGTTCATCATCCGATGGAGTTGCTGGTGGCAGTGGTGCTGGTGCTGGCGGTCTAGTGGAAGGTTCTACTACGGTTTCTTCTGGCACCTATTCAGTGACTATTGGCGGCGGTGGTGCTGGCGGGACGCAAGGCAATGTTGGCGCAAAAGGTCAAGATAGTTCTTTTAGTTCGGTTACGGCGTTCGGTGGTGGAGCAGGCAGGGATGCCGACGATGCAAACGTCACCATCTCCAATGGTGGGTCGGGTGGTGGCGCGTCAGGTTCAGGTGGTGGGGCGGCAGGTGCAGCAACCCAAACGAGTCCGTCAGGCGGAACAGGTTACGGCTTCGGCGGCGGCACTAAAAACGATGGGGCGGCTGGAAGTTTTGCTGGTGGCGGCGGTGGCGGTGCTGGTTCTGCTGGTAGCGGTCGCACGGCTGGCACTGGTCGTGCTAACTCTTTAAGTGGTTCTGCTGTTACTTACGCTGCTGGCGGCAATGGTCAAGGCACGAGTAATTTTATTAGCGCAGGTGCCGCAGGGACAACAAACAGAGGAAACGGTGGGAATGGTGCATCAAATGGCAGTTCTTCTGGTGGCGCTGGAGGTTCTGGTGTTGTCATCGTTCGTTATCTCACTGCTGACGGTTCGGCTACTGGCGGCACTGTAACAACGTCTGGTTCTTACACTATCCACACGTTCAACTCGTCAGGTAGTTTGGTTATCGCATGACCATTTCTGCTACCACACAAGGACTCAAACCAGGAGTATGCACTTCGTCTAATCGCCCTGCTAATCCGTTTGACGGCATGATGATTTATGAAACAGACACCGACAAGGTTGCCGTCTATGACTCGTCTGCCTGGGTGTATAAAACTGGGGCTGCCGCACCTGTTTCTCCAGGGTTGGTTTTTATTACAGGCGCAACCTATTCAGCCGTAACTAGCGTCAGTTTGCCGACCAGCACGTTTACAAGTACATACCAAAATTATTTGGTTATTATTAACAATTCAACAGCAACCAGTACTTGCAATTTAACCTTGCGCATGCGAGCCTCTGGCACAGACGCAACCGCAACGCAATATCAAAATATGCTAAAAAAGGTTACGAACGTAAACTCGGAAGCAATCATTGGAACCAATACTCAGAGCAGTTTTTTTATGGCTGACCAATCAGCATCCACCCCATACACGGCAATAGTCAATGTTCAAGCACCGAACTTGGCACAAAGAACAGTTATCTACCCCCAAATACAAAGCCAAACAACAGGTACTTCGGAGAACTCGTTTTATGGTGCAGCAGTTTTAGACAACACCACCCAGTACGACAGTCTCACCCTTATCAGCAGTGTCGCCACAAACATCACAGGGAACTATAAGGTTTACGGTTATGCAAACAGTTAACCCACAGATATTTGACGGCGAAACAACACGCCCAATGACCGACATTGAACATCAACAATGGCAAGCAGATAACGCTGAAATTGCAACACGGATACAAGAAGAAGATGAAGCGGTCAAAGCAAAAGCCAAGGCACGACAAGAACTTCTTGCCCGTTTAGGTATCACCGCCGAAGAAGCACAACTGTTGCTGGGCGGTATTTAATGCCTTTGTCTTCTGTTGTCGGCGCACAATCCATCATTAGACCTGGTGTGTGTACTTCGTCGACGCGCCCTGCGTCACCTTATGACGGGCAAATGATTTACGAAACAGACACAGAAAAAACTTTGGTATACAACGGGTCTGCTTGGTATGCGGACTGGAACGTTGCATGGGGCAAAGTTGGGCAAGCAACCAGCACAACCACCCAAACTGGTGTTAGCACAATCGTAGACATAACTGGGATGTCTGTAACTTTTACTGCAATTTCTGGCAGGCAATACAAAACCACATTATTTTTGCCGCAAGTTACTGGCACTGCTGGCGACAGAGCAAAATTAGATATTGCCGATGGCAGCAATACTACGCTTTTGGCTTCTTACACCAATATGCTTACCAATGGAAGCATCATATTTCTTTCTTATCTGTCAACTGGCAGCGGGTCAATAACTCATAAAGCAAGAATGACAAGAGATGTCGGTTCGGGAACCATCTCATCGTATGCAGATTCTGTCTCTATTAGACATCTACTTGTTGAAGATATTGGACCTGCATAAAGGTAGCGAATGACTACCTACAACCAAGCAGGGTTCCTCTACAACCAAACAGGGGCAATCTACGACCAATCCGCAGTAGAACGCACAGCAACAGGCGACGGCACAGGAACATCCAGCACCACAACCTTCCTTGTAGCCAAACGCACAGCGCTATCCATAGGCGAAAGCGACTCCACCGCAGCCACCAAAGTCACCCAACTACGACTCGGCGCACTATCCGACTTTGACTTCCCGTACTACACAGGTGGGCGCTTCTACCTCGGCGCACCAATCCATGTACGTTCCGCCACAGGTACAGGCACAGGAACCGAAACCGCTACACGCAACATCATCTATGTACGCACAGCCACAGGTGACGGCACAGGAACCTCCAACAACACCATCGTCAGCGGCATACTCCGCACAGCATACGGCGCAGGCGGAGCAACAGCAGGTGACATAGCCATCGGAAGAATCATTCCAGTACGAACCGCAACAGGTTCAGGTATCGGAACAATGGACTCCACAGGACTACACATCGCACCACGCACAGCCTCAGCATCAGGTGTCGGTTCAGCGACTACAATCTCAATCCATGTTGTTATCAGAACAGGCACAGGCACAGGTCAGGGAACGGCTAATGCGTCGGCGTATGTCACGGTTATCCGTACATCGTCGGGTTCAGGCGAGGGAACATCGCAGACGATTGGCGCACGGGCATTACGCAGAACATGCACAGGACTAGGTGACGGAACCAGCACAGCAAACTGGGACAAGTCCCACATCTTCCGTGTCCCAACAACTACAGGCTACCCGTTCGCTGAACGGCTTTCCACTGCACCATCCGACAGGCTGTTCTCGTTTACACCGCAAGGTGTTAGGGCATACAACCTATACAAACTTACTGATGGCACATATCAGATAACTGACCCACGTCGCCCTGAGCGTATTGTCAAAGTGTATTTCGGTGGGCACGATAACTTCCTGGATGCCGCAGAAATTGCTGAACTGACCGCTGCTGGGTTCGGAAGTAGTATTACCTGATGGCTACGTTTCGACCACCCACCGACGACTTTGTTGTGCCTGTGATTGTTTCCGATTATATGGGTGGTATGCGTTTGTCTAAAGAGCAGCGTCTTGCTAATCGTTTGGGTGGGCGCATTGAACCTTCGCCGCGTGGACGCAATATCTATTTGTTGTCTGATGGTTCTTACACAGAAAACCAACCGTCATACGCTGTCGCGGTGAGCAAGGTGTACTACGGTGGACACGAAATCGAAGTCGACGCAACCGAAGTAGCATCGCTAACCGCCGCAGGATACGGAGCATTTATAACATGAAACACCAAGAAACACACCCCAACCTAGACGTTGAAGGATGTTTCGGATGCAGAGTCGCAGGGGTAAGAATGGGAACCAACACCACCACCACCCGTGGGGCTAAGGTAGCCGCAGTCAACACAACAGAACGCAACTGGAATAAAGATATGCCAGCATACAAACGTCTTCGCGCAAACGGATTACAACCAAAGAGGATTGACGGTGCTGCCAACGTAGAGAAAAGAGCACAAGAAGGATGGCAAGTGGAGACAGGTATTCTTCCAACAATCTAAAACTTGTTGGGGTTGATATCCCTAAAGTCGGGTACGGGAAAATGGTTCTCGGACTCAAGACAGCATTAGCCAGCAAAGTAAACCTGTGTGATGACGCCGAACATGTTGTGTTTGCGCTAAAACCAAACATGGTTAACGGTTGGCTGCAAAACCAGAAGGCAACTTTGCTCACTATGTGGGAAACAAATTTCCTGCCAGCAGAATTCACCGACTACCTAGATAAGTTTGAAAAAATTATTGTTCCAAGTTTGCACAACTTTGACCTATTCTCCCAACACCACCCTAACGTTCACGTAATACCATTGGCGGTTGACCGAAACATATGGCACCCCAAACCCATCCCACAAACCAAAACATACAAAATACTATGCGGCGGCTCCGAATGGTACCGCAAAGGACTAGACGTAGTTTTAGAAACCTTCCTCAAACTCAACCTACCCGACACAGAACTCCACATCAAAATAGTCCCACCGTACCTATCAGCACCATCGAACCTCAACTACCCCAACGTCATACTCCACGACCAATGGATGACCGAAGAAGAAGAACGCGACCTAGTTCGCTCAATGGACTGCTTCGTATCGGTGTCACGCGGGGAAGGATTCGGACTGATGCCACTCCAAGCAATCTCGGCAGGAATACCAACCATCGTTTCTGACGCACATGGTCATAGAGAGTTTTCTGATTTAGCCACCCACCGCATCCCCACCACACCTGTCCCAACAAACAAGGGCACATGGAAAAACATGGGAGATTGGGACGAACCAGACAGCGATGCCCTAGCAGAAGCCATCATAGATATCGGCAAAAACCGTGAACGATACCACCGTCAAGCCCAAACCAACTCCATCAAAACAGAAGCCTTCAACTGGGACACATCTGCAAACCAACTTTTGCAAATCATCAAACCATCCAACCGACACGCATCAGGGGAATGGAACCCGCTGGAACCGATATGTCAAATACAGGTCAACCGCAAAATCAAAGCCATTATTGGTAGCCACAATATAGACTTGAAACCAGGTGTAACCTATCCTGTAGTGTTAAACGTACGGAACGTCCTACGGGACTCTGGATACTTGTTGGAGCAGCCATGAAGAAGAAAGCATTTTGC